TTGCGTGGTGTGCGCCGCTTTCGCTTTGGCACTTTTCGGGGTTTTTTAGTAGCCATAGACACCAATTTTAGATCATACGATTCCGCGAATGGCACGCTCAACGCCTTCTTCCAGGCTAATTTTTGGCGTGTAGTAATCGCTCATCATGGTTGGATCACCGACCCGATAGGCCACACCTGCCGGCTTATCGGTTAGTACCTTGAATCTATTAGCAGATGTCTTTTCATATCCCAGGGTTGCCATTGCTATTTTTGCTAACTCTAAAAATGTTGTAGGCCGACCAGTACAAAGATTAACTGTTTGATTGCAGTTACTCTTAACCATCTCAATTGTTGCATCCACAACATCATCAATGTGTATAAAATCCCTGGTAGTAGTTGCCTTACCCCAAATGTTAAATGGGTTGGCGTTCATAATTGCACGCTGAATAATTGATGGAAATGGGTAATCTAAATCCTGATCAGTGCCATAACCGCTAAATGGTCTAAGGGTCAATACCTTTGTGCCTTCTTCACGCAAGTAATTCATAAGCATTTCACCGGTTAATTTTGTCCAGCCATAGGTCATATCAGGCTTACCGATTTTATTAAAGTTGATGTCCTTCTCTTTTAACTTACGCTTTTTGGCCAATGTTTGTAACTCAACAGGGTATGCGGCAGATGAAGAAAAATAAACTACATAAGGTTGTTCTGTACGCATTGCCCAGGTAGCAAACTCAGCATCAATGGCTAGATCTACCGCTAAAGCCAATGGTTCATTTTCTATCATCATCCGGCCACCAACTAACGCGGCTAGATGTATTACTAGATCATATTGTTTTGTTTCCAACTGAAAGAATTTACGGCAATCAACACCAGCCTTTAGATCTACTAAAGTTAAATTAGCGTTAGGTAATGCACGCCTAAAAGCCCTACCAACAAAGCCATGTGATCCAGTAATTAAAATATTCATTTGAACTTAGTTACCAAATCTGCATACTCTTGTGATCTTAAATATTTCTGTAATGCCAATAAATCTTCTTCATACCATTTAGGTTGATTCACCCTGGCATAACCTTCATCCATCTCAGCCTTACCTGCTACTGGGTGTAGATGCTCAATAATTACATCAGGCAAGTATTTAAGATAGTTCAAATCTATACCCAATTGCTTTACAAAATTATCAAAGAATAAATGGATACATCCTGGGAATGTCATACCCTGTAATTCCATAACTAGATCTCTACTCATCCCAAAGGCTGTTGGTAAATTTTCACCCTGCAATAAATCATTGCCATAAACAATGCCGGTGTTAATGCCTAACGCTTGAATAAAGGCCTTATCCCAGTTTTGGGTTCTAGGTAGGTGATCATCACCCATGAAAACAAAATAGTTATATAAAGGAAACTTAGCAAAATCCAAAAGATAAACCGCACCGGTATTAAGAGAATTGGCACAACCACCTGTTTTGTTATCTGCCGGCAAACATTTAATATTTTCATTTTTTGCGTACTCATTCCATTTTGGATCATCATTATCAATAATAAAATAAAGATCCGCTTCGGTTTGTGTATCTATAAAAGCCTGTGCCAATCTTGCGGCGTTTTCAGGCCTGCCCCTACTGGGTACAACCACGCACATCTTCATGGCCATAGGGTAGGGGATAAGGCTGACTTAATTCTTAGATATAAGGATTTGGTAAAGCGTGTCTAACTTTTCTTCTATGCGTGACACACGGCCTTCTAAATTATGTCGGCCATTATTATCAGGCTTCAACTCAGATAGGTAATGCTTAGTTAGCCAACGCACGGATGCAACTAATGAACCAATAATAGTTACTGTTGAAACCGCTAACGCCATCCAATCGTTCATGGTCATTTGCTATTGATACCAAACTTATCATCTTGTGGATCAAAATAGCGTGCTAATGGTGCTACTACCGCACCTGCCAAAATTGCATATTCAGCGTTCCAATCTGCAATCAAAGCCAATGCAGTTGTAATGGTTGCGGCGGCAACGCTTCTTAGATATGACTTTAGAATTTCTTTTTTCTGTTTATCTAATTTCATTTTAATCCTAACTGTTTTATTTTTTGTTTAACTTCATCACGATTTAACGCAATCTCAAAGTGCATATCATCTTTACGCCGTTTGTAATTGCCACCCCAGGTTAAACCGTATTTAGTTATCAGTAGGTTAATTGTATTACGCTGATCCTTATTAAATGTATTTGACTTGCCCAATGGATGTTTAATTGCATTTAGATCTATGGCTGTACCGGATGCGTGATTACTTAATACTTTATCTGATCCCCGGGTTTGCCTAAAAGCATAACCCCAATCATCTAATTGGCCTACATCAATTGGTTCTACAAGTTCATGGAAATCTTTGGCAAAACTTACAAGGATTGGTGCAACCGCTTTGGCACATGCAAACCTAATCTTTGTGCCTGGTACTGTAAAAGTTTCAATGCCTATTGCCTTGCGATCCTCACTAGCCGGCCAACCATTAGGGCTAGTGAGTTCTCTTATTGTTGCCATTACTTAAATGCTTAGGAAAGCAATAACCTGGCTTCTGATTCGGTGATTCCCAACTTCTTTAACAATGCAGATTTGGCTTCAGCATTAGCCGCTTTTTGTGCTTCTTCTGCCGCTTTTTGTTGTGCGTATTGTTCAGCCATAGCCTCACGCTCTGCGATTTCTTCTGCGGTTAATGCAATCTCTTGCACCTCACCTGTTGAGCAATCTACTACGATTTTGTTAGTCATCATTTCTCCTTATGCGTTAGATATTCCATATAGATAAGCGGTTGAGTATTGAACAAAGTTAGCAGCATTATCTGATTTCAAAGTAATTCTACTTATAGCAGTTGTTTGCGACCAAAGACCTGCAACTAAAACCGCATAGGCCGTAGTAGCGTTGTTTTCTTGAACACTATCTGCGCTGTAAGATTTATTTGTTGAACCAGTATAATTTGGAATATAAATTTGATTATTGCTAAAAGTGCTTGCAGTTGCACTTGCCGCATCTATATTACCTGCAAAACCATTACTAGCACTTCCAGAAGATGCACTAGCACCATTACCAGTTAATTCTCTGCGAGTAAAATTTGCAGAACTAGCGTTAAATTCCAATGTTAAACCATCCTGTGTTGCTACTCTATCAGTACGCAAAGAAGTAGATAAACACAAATCAGTGTAGGTTTGTGGTATATTTTGAAAATCTATATTAGCCGCACCACCTGACCCCACTGTTACGGATGAAATTAAAGTATATGTAGTTGCCATTATTCCGCCTTAATTCCGTAGAGGGTGAAGGTTGAGCCTGCATAAAAATCATAAGTAGTAATTTGGAATTTAATAGCGTTTATTGCACTCGTAGAACGCCATAAATTAACCATAGCCTGAACTGCTGAATTGGCAGAATTAGACCTACTTAACCAAGTTTTATATGTTGTAGTATTTGAATAATTTTGAAATTGTACAACATAAGTACATCTTGTAGCATCACCAGTTGATTTAACTTGAATGACGCCCGCTATTGCTTCGGTAGCACTTGTATCCCTGTCGCTACTAGCACTAGAACCATCACCCCTTATTCTAGTCATTGAATAATTAGAACCAGTATCAGAATTTACTTGAATAGAACAGTTTCTATCAGTGTCCGCACCTACACCTAAAGCACTGACTATTAAAACTAAATCAGTATAAGTAGCGGGTATAGAACTAAATGTAATTGATGGTGCATTACTACCTAAAGTAGTAGTCGCTATCTTTTCATAGGTTACTGTCATTTAAGCACCTTTAATTCCGTATAGGGCAGCGTGAGTATATTGTGCCCAACCTGTATAAGCAGTAGTTAGAGTCACTGAAGTTATAGCGTTTGTATTTCGCCAAGAACCGCTACCAAGTTGAATATAACCTTGTGCATTAAAAGAAGTTCCATTTACATCTACGCCCTGTAATACTCTAACAGTTTTATATTTGTTAGTGTTGGCATAATCTAAAATATCAAAAATACCAGCACCAAAGATATTAGTAGTGGCAGTTGTTCCCATACTGTCTTGAAACCACATATTATTAGCGTTAGCACCTGCATCTGTTGCTACACTTGCGCCATTACCATATACATCATGTGAAGAATAATTAGCGCCTGTATCAGAATTAAATGTCATTGTTAAGTTACCAGTTCCGTAAGTTGATCTAGTAATCTGTCCAAATAATCTAATTTGTAAATGTGAATAGGTAGATGGTATTGAAGTAAAGGAAATACTGGCACTTCCACCTGAGCCAACAGTTACAGTAGCAATAGATTCGTAACTACCGCCTGCACCTGCGGCCGCACCACCACTATCTAATATCCCAAGAATTAAAGACATTAGGCAATGCCACCTACGATATACCAACTATCTGTACTGACTTTAATTAAACTTGCGGCTTTGTATTGTGTAGTAATTGTTGGATTAGTGGAAACCGCACCACTTGAAGCAATAGTTACACCTGATCCCTGGACAATGCTTACAGTGCCGGCAGATCCAATTTTAATTACATTTACTACGCTTCCAGTTGTCATTGCTACATCTGTATATGGTGGAACAGTTATTGTGGTTGTACCAGTGTTTGAATAAGTAATAAGTTTATTATCTGCATCAGTTACCACTAATGTGTCTGATGTTCCGGTCACTGCCCTAACGCTTATATTAGCGATACTGTTCATTTGTGCGGCTGTTAAAACCTGACCAACGGAAAAGGTTGCCATCTACATATACTCCCTAATAAGCCAAAGAATCTTCATCTAAAATTCCATCTACGGTAGAGTCTAGCAAAAATCCCACTGCAAAAGGTTGAGCGCAAGTAAAAGTTACCAGGAAAGATTTAGGTGTTATCTGATAGGTAAGGCCTGCAATTACGCTATCTGTAACCACATTGCCAGCCGGTAAAGTCTGAGTTACCTCAATTGGATCAAACATATCTAAGTTCAAAGCGGCAACTACCCGGCTTGAATCATCTTCACCAAAGGCATCAACAGTTAAGGAATTGAGTTGTATGTCAACGCCTTGTTCTTTTCGGGATGCAATAATCATTTGTGCCTGGTTCAAGGCATCCGCTTCGGTTTGCATAATGCCAGTTCTAATCCGGCTATGTTGGAAATAATCCTCAATGCTTGTTAGATCGCTTGCGGTCTGACCACTCAACCCTGTTGGCGTAACTGTAACTTTGTTAATCATCTGATAATCTGAAATATCAAATTCAACCGCTTGATAGGTTACATCACCTG